GTTAATCCAGTAGCACTAGAACTTAAACTTGCTAAAGTAATATAGTTTCCAGTAGGTTGTTTACCTGCTAATTGGTCATAAACTAATTTAGCACTAGGATATTGTGTATCAGTAGAACTTCCACTTAAAGAAGTTACTTTATTTGCAACATTCTCAGGAGTAAATCCTAAAGCATTTTGTTTTCCAGACCAAGTTGTTCTTAAATTTGTACTATCAGTTAAATCTTTAATATCAAAATCTGTAGCATCTTGGTCTCCTGTATTTGTTCCAGTAACAGCATTTAAAGCAGTTATATTACTATGAATATCAGTTGAGTATGTTCCTGCTGGTTGTTTAGAATTAAATGTAGTCCAATCTGTAGATGTTAAATAACCATCTGAACTTGAGCTAGCAGCACCTAACTTGCTCTTAATTGTTGATTGTGTTTCATCGCCAGTATTTGTTCCAGACAAGTTACTCGCAGTTATAATTCCAGAGATATTAATACTATCTCCAGAGTTGTGTGGCGATAATACACTTCCGACCCTATCCCATAAATTCCCTCCAGATAATTGGTCATCTACATATTTTTTTGTGGCTGGATGGTAATCTGTGGTGGGAGAATAAGCATCTGTATTTGTTCTGGTTAAAACATCACTGGCTTCTAATTTATCTGCATTTAAATTAGCAAAATTCGTATTTATATAAGAACGGCTATCTTTAATATATTCCGTACCTAATATTGTATGAATTATTGACATAATATTATTTATATATTATTAAAAATGATATCTAATTTGATTATCATAGTTTTTATATCTGAATTATTAAAAAATTCCATATAACTTCTTATTATATAGTTTGAAGATACTATGTATTTGGTTTTATCCTTACACGAAAAGTAGGAAAGCCATTAAAAAAATTCCAAGTATAAGTCATGTAGTCCCACATAAATGTATCCAAACTATCCCACGTAGGATTATCATATGGTTTTAAAGTATTTTGAAACAACGTTTCAGGTTTTGTTCTCGGAACGAATGACATTTTATTTATTAAATAATTTATTATAAGCATCTTCCCAAAGAGATGCTTTATCATATATATTATAATTTTTTAAGACATAATTATAAGCATTATTACCTATATTCTCTCTTAATTTTTTATTTGCACATAATATATTTATTGCATTCTCCCAATCTTCCAATGTTTTACATAAAAATCCATTTATGTTATTGACAATATCTTTATCATAAGGGCTATTTCCATCTGCAAAAGATTGTCAAATAAATGGTATATGTAACATAGAAGCTTCTAAATACTTTATATTGGATTTACACCTATTAAAGTAATTATCTTTTCTGGGAGCTATCATTATATCTAATCTTAAATTGTTTAAAGTCTCAATATATTTAGCAATAGGAACATTTGCAACCCATTCAAGATTATTTAATTGTCTCCAGAATCCCAAATCATCCTTATAAAAATCTTCTACTTTCTTAGATTGCTTAATAGGATTCATACCAAATATAACTAATTGTATTCTCTCATCTTTTACTAGTTTTTCTATTATAGGTTGTAACACCTCTCTATCATCTTTATATAAAACAGAACCAACTAAACCAATTCTTATTTTATTTGAAGTATTTTTAGCAGGTTTGGTAGGATAATCATCAGGTAAAACACAATTAGGCAATACAATAACATTAGGATTATATTGACTATATTCTTTGCGTAAAAATTCAGTTGAACACGTTACTAAATCATAAATACCCATTTTTCCCATTAAATCATCCTGATATTGCATGAACTTGCTTATACTATCTCTATCATCTATTAAAATAGTATCATCATTATCAAATACTATCTTTTTACCAGCTTGTTGTAATAATTGTGCAGCTTCGTGTTTTTTTGGGTCGTCTGGTCTATGAAATACAACTATATCAGCATTTAATGCACCCCAACCCCTTTCTTCTGGTGTTCTTTCAACTCCTAATGTAATATAATCTCCATCATATCCATTTACTTTACCAGCTATATATTGTCTTACATAGCCACAACCTCCATATCGTGACCACACATTATATACTTTCATAATTTACTATATCACTTTCATTAAATTTACTTTTTGTTTATCTTTTAATGGAGATGTCAAAATAGCCATTAAAGCATCATCTCTATTCTTATCTTTTAATAACATCGTCATAAACACTTTATCTTTATCTGTTAAATCACTATCTAATATTGCTATTCGTATTTGTTCAAAGTTTGTCTTTTCATTTGTTCTAATTTCTCCGTCTTTATCATTTGTTGTTGGTCTAGCCATTCCTTGCTCTTGTAATAATCCAGACTTTCTATCCTCATTCTCGGCTTGCGGGTCACTAATAAGGTTTTGTCCATTTGGTATTGGGTTATGTTGTTTTAAGTCTTCCATTGAAGCATATGCTACTCCATTGGTATCTAATATTATTTTTTCTCGTTTGAAATTTTCTGCTAATTGTACTGACATTGTATTATAATTATTTCTTTTAATTTCCTTTCTTTATCCCCAGAAGAAAGGAGACTGGGGATAAATAATACTTTTGCGAAAGAAGTATTAAACTTATTAAGCTTTTGTATAAATCAATACACCAGCGTTGTCTCTATTCTTTGCAACACCATATACTATATCAGCTGTAACCAATGTAGATAGATATTGTGGAATATAATTAGATTGTAATCTAAATTTGCCTTGACCACCTAAGTTATGAGTAGCAAATACTATAGCATCTTTATGAACCAATGCGTTAGTTCTACCAGTTGTAGTATTAACATAAGGGATTCTATTGGTTGTCTTACATGGAATACTATATAAAAGACCAGTAAATCCATTATCAACTGGCATTGCATTTGTGAAGTCTCTTGAAACAAATCTATCTAAAGCATAAATTTGTGTCCAGAATACTGTTGGGTCGAAGAAGAAGCATCTGTCTTCTTTTGGAACATTGTTAGAATCTAATTTAGCAATAGCTCCTCTTATATCAGAATCAGCTATTGATGTTGTAGAAGCTCCAACTGTTTGTGTAAATCCAGCGAATAATGCTAATATAGCATCTTCTAATTTATTAGCAACTGTATAAGCAGCATTTTTTGCTAATTTTTCTTGTAGCATATAGCTTCTCATTACTTGAGCAGCTTCTTTATCTTCAATTGCGAAAGATACTTCATACCAAGTATCAACTGTTAAACTTACTTTATCGTAAGTAGCAGAATTTAATGTAACAGGTGTAGCATTTGCTTTTATAGATGCTGTCATTTCTGTTAGAACTGGCCATTGAATGGTCTTTCCACCATCTGTTAATTCAGATGATAAATCTGTGAAGAATGATGATACAACTTGTGCTTGTTTGTAAAAATCATTCATCTTTGGAGACCATATTGTAGGTATCAAATTTGCTAAATTTGAACCAGTGTATGTATCTGTAGGAAAACTTGCCATTTAATTAAATTATTAAATTAAATTATTTATGTCTGTTTTGACATATATTGTAACCAATTTTTCTTGAACTCCTCATCGGATTGACCTTCATAAAAAAGAGGTTTATTATCAGCACCCTTTGGTGCTCTGTTTATTTCTATTGTAGCAGTTTCAATTTTCTTTTGTTCCTGCTTATTATTAAGGTATCCTTTTACTATTGGTAAGGATAGGGCTTCATCTAACTTCAAATTGTTAGCTTTTGCCACTTGATTAATTTCGACTATATCCTCAGTATCTAAATCTGGGTGGGCATCTCTAAAGTCCCTCAAGTCTAATCTTTCTTTTATAGAAAGAATCTCCTCTGTTTCAAGTGGTTTCTTTTCTTCCACTTTAGCACTTTTTTCTTGTGCCTTTTTCTTTTGGATAGACAACGTTTTAATTGTCTTCTCCATTTCAGCAATTTTAGCTTTTAAGGATTCAACATCCTCATCAGCTTCGTTTACTTCATTTTCAGATGTTTTGTCATCCTCAGTGTAAGCGTCCTGAGTTTCTTTTGTTTCTTCGTCCATGTTATTGGATTACTTATTAATTCATTTTTGAATAGGTTTAGTCCTATAATATTCCTGTAAGGGAATCGGCTCATACATAAATGTATTAGATTTATGTATGAAAAGCTTTATTAAATCATAGAATCCTCTTCTTTAACCCTAACATCTGGAACATTCATATTATTTATCTTATCAAATATTTCTTCTAATGTTTTAAATGCCCTTACTCTTGACATTGTATCAATTTTATAGTCTTCTGCACGAACATTAATATCTAATTCATCTGTATTTAATAATAATAATTTTCTCATTTCTGGGATTATATATTCCTCATAAACAACTTTATAATATTCAGATTTAGATAACTGTTTTAAAGCATTTTGTAATATATCTGTCATATTATTTAGTTAATTCTTTTAAATTTACTTGTTGACTTGCTACATTACCACCATTTTGTTGTTGTGGTGTAGTAGCATATGGATTAAATATATTAAGTGATAATCCCATATCCTCCATAGCACTATCAACCAATCTCTTAACAACTGGGTCTTGTAGGGCTTGGGCATTTTGACTAAGCATTTGAACTAATAACATCTTATTATCAAGATTATCTCTGATTGCCTCACCTGTAATATCTATATCTATATCTTTATCAAAATTAGCTAAATCCTCTTCTATTTTAACAGTAACAATTCTTCCCTGTTTAGCTTTTAATGAATTTCTCATATTATCTATATCTTGTGTAGATGAAAAAAAGCCAGTATTAAACACAGTATCAGATAAATAATCCCCTATTTTGTCTTCTATGAGTTTATTTTGTATAATAGTTATTAAATTTGGGTCTATTATTTCAAATAATTGTCCAGAATTAGCTTTAATATACTTCTCAAATTTAGGAATTAACCACTCCTTAAAGCATTCTCTTATAAATAATGCCATATTCTCTTTAACACCACTAAAGAATTTAGCACCCTCTTGATTCATTTTATTATAAGACTTCCAAGGAGTGTTAGTAGCCATCTGTTCACCAGTAATAGATTCAAAATTATTACTTATTTGTCTTGATTGAGCCATCCAAGAACTTTCTTCCTGAGCATAAGCACTAAGATTTCTTGTATCTGTAACAACTGGCACTAATCCAGACTTAACTTTCATTATATCACCATTTAAGGTTTGTTGAATAATATTTCTTTCTATTGTATCATCTGCTGTGGTGAATATTGTTTTAGAACCAAGTAACATACTTGATGCTTTCTCATTTTTCATCACATTCATTCTAATTTGAGTATCAAATTGTGATTCAACTTCTCCTAAACCAAGAGCACGACCATCAATAGTAACATAATCTACTTTCTTATAAGGCATTTTATTCTCCTTATTGTAGAATAATATTCTCTCTTTTGATAATGAAAAATCTTTCTTTTTATCATTACCAGCTATAAATATCCTATAATAAGAATATCCTGTAGCACCCTCTGTAAAATATGCATTTGGTAGTTCAATATGCATTTCATATATCAAGATTTCTCCACCAACCTTACCATTCTCTCTTCTTTTTCTAAATTCATCTAATACATCATGAATTGCTTCGGCATCCCAACCAGCATCTATCATTTTTTCTAATTCAAATGTTTGTAGATATTTCTTTTCTATTACATAAGAACTCCTAATATCAAAAACATTCTCTATACTATTAACGGCTGGGTCAAATATAAGATTTTCTAATTTAATTTGTTTTATCTCTCCATTCTCAAATTTCCAAACCACAGAACCATATCTTGGTAAATTATCAGAAAGTCTGTTTAAAAGTAATCCAGTTCCCTGTAACTTCATCCAATCCTTCAAATAAGTATCATATATCAATGATTTTATTCTATTGTTACCATTTGTATCTACAATTCTTATATCTTTGGTGTCTATATCTATTTGTTTGGTAGCATTTCTACATATAGGATTTACTACATTAAAAAAGAATTTGTGATTCCCCTGCGAATCAGTGTCCCCTGTTTTGAATTTACTAAAACTATATAATGTTATTTGATTAAGTGTTTCATATTGATTAAAATAGAAACCATCAGTAATATATACTGGTTGTTCAAAATCATTTAAGGCACTATGTAATCTTTCTATTATTTTTGCTTCTTCCATAATTATTTGTTAAATATAACGTGGTTGAGAAACCATCTTATTTTGTAAAATTTTATTATTATATTGTTGGCTCACAGTATTAATTCCACCTACACAGGTAAGCATCAGTGCATCTGCCACATCTGGCGAATCTATTTGTAATTTTCTTAATTCTTCTTTTGTTATAATACTTAATCTTCCATTATTGCTTTTATATTTTATATCTTTTAATTGTATCCAGTCTTTATGTTCTAATAACATACCACCCTTATTTAGCCATTCATATAAAAGAAAATATCCTTCACACTTCATATCTCTATATTTAGGGTCTACTGGTTTATCACCAAAACCAATAGCATTGATATGATAACCTAATTCTAAAAATCTACTATATATTATATTTCCACCAGCTGTTGCGTCCATATAAACATCTTTTTCGTCTATACCATATTCTTCCATTAAACCAGTAGTAATAGTGATAATATTCATTGGATTATCATCGTGATTTTTGTGTAATACTTGGGCAAAATTATCACCACGCAATACCCATACATTACTATCTTTTCCTTTATAGGAAACATCTATTCCTAATCTTAATCTACCAAATAAAGGAGGCTCTTCTGTTATTGTATGTTGCTTTACAAAATCTTCTGTAAATAATGTAATATAACCACTACCATCAATAGCATCTGCCTCAGGGAAGTTTCCTTCCATTAAAACACTAAAATCAGCCTTATCTCTCATTTCATCTACAAACTTCTCTGTAAATCTTCCTTCTGCTACTGCTTGACGCCAATCTACTTTTATCTTATAATAATCTGGATTGTTAAAAGACTTATAAAAATGATTACGCTTCCAGGGATTAGCTAATTCAATTAACACACTATCTTTTTTATCTCCTAACATACGAAAGGCTTTTGTATATGTAACATCATCTAATTCACACGACTCATCAATAATTAACCCCTCACCAGTTCCGTGTCCCATAAGTTTAATACCAGCCTCAGACTTACTATCTGCATCTGCTGATAATATGCTAATACTAGACCCATTTATAAGCGTAATTCTTTTTCTACTCTTCTCATATAAAGCTTTTTCACTAGAATCTACAAATGTTTTAGGTAGCATATCTCTAAAAGGATTTACATCGGTAGGGTCATTCTCATCTGGTAATCTAAATAGCATTTGCTGGATATATTTCATTATAATACTTGCCTTTGGTTCACTTGGAGCTACAATTACCCATTTTTTGTTAGGATTAGCACTAATTCTTGTAATAATAGCTGCTGCAACTATAAATGATTTTCAATATCTTGTCGGTGTTATAACTATAACTCTATTCTTAAAGCACGTAACAATAGCAAAGAATATATCTTTTTGTCCTTCTGTTAATACTAAAGGTTTAAGAACTCACTTTTCATCAGGAACGCGAAAAAGTCTGCTAAGAGAGCAGACCTTATCTTTGTATTTTTTAAATTGTTCCTCTGATAATCAGTTAATCTGTTGTGGTGTCATCTATAGTTTCCTCTGGTGATTCTGCATCATTATCACCATTAATAATTTGTTTCATAAATGTAATTGCCTCAGGTTCTTTATTTACATCAATAGTTAATTTGGTATTATATAAACCCTTAACCTTTAACACCATATCTAAGTATTTAGGCAAATCTTTATCTTCTCAAGGGGCTAATGCATAATGTTGTTTAACTTTATCTCACAATATCTTAGCTAAATTAGAATTATCCATTGTATTTTTATCTAAATATTCTAAGAAAGTAGGTTGTCTAGTTTTCAAATAAGCTGTTCTAACATTCATACCAACTACTTTAGCTGCCTTCTGAACATCTCTACGCTCTCACGCCATTTCTTGTCTTATTAGTTCATCTGCTAAACATCTTGTTTTCTTTTCCATAGGTTTTCATACTTCTCGTTCTAATTTCTCTATTTTTTTCATAGTTTTAGGTGAATATGCTTTTTTATATTTTTTAGGTTTTTCTCTCATAATATAAATTAATTAACATTTCAATTACACCATTATACGACATATTAGAATCCCACTTAATCTCTCTTAACTTATTATAAACTTCTTTATCTAATCTCAGACTTCTTATTTTAGCATAACTTCCATTAGGTTTATTGATTTCTCTCTTCATATAGTTCAATCAGCTTTTTAAATAATAAGTTAAAAGATAAATTTTTGCTTTTTCTGAGTTCTTGGAGATTTTTATATGCTTTATCATCTAAATAAAGGCTAACTTTAGCATACCTGTTTATTATCTTTTTCTTCTTATGCATTGTCTTTATTGAGTTAAATGGCGATTGTAATACAATTCTATGGCTATATACCTCCCCCACTCTCCTTCCTGAATAACCGTAGGTTTTCTGCTTTCCCAGCCCCCCACGTCTATTAACTCAATAGACTGATGTGGTATGGTATGCACTTATTCACGTATAATAACTCTTATTCACGTATTATTTTATTCAGTATAGGCTTCGTGGTATCGGTATATG